AGCATTTCCTCTACAAACGGCTTAGCGTAGTCGGGGATTGAGGTTTGCGATATCGTTTGTTGGGATTCTTGTAAAGCCATGATCTATTCCTTACGCGGGAAGGTATTTGTCGGCACGCGTGTTGGCCGCTACTTTGTTTTTGCCTGTGGTCTTGCCCCGGGCTTTCTGAACTCGGTCCATCATGGCGTACAACTTACGAGCGCCAGCTTCTGTAGAGCCGTTACCCAGCTCAGACACGATGCGTGCAGGCACTACGAACTCACCATCGGCAAGGCGTGCGGGTTGCTGCTTACGGCCAATGGTTGCTGGAATGCTGTCAGACACGCCGTCACCGGGACCACGAAGTAGTCGACCGCCATCAGAGTAGCTACCCAAAGAACCCAGACCACCGCCTACGGCGTAGCCCATAGCGCCGCCCATAGCAGCCAGCTCTTTTCCTGAAGCGTCGTAGCGTTTGTTATTGTTGCCCAAGTAAGTGCCGTCGTCTTGCAACGTTGCGGTGATGGTTTCAGTGCTATAGCCTGACGAATCAACAACAGAAATTGTTGAAGGCTTACCTGCTTTAGCAGCGGTAGCAGCGGCTGTGGCTTTTTCGGCAGCGGTCAATGGTGCCACATACTTAGGGTTAAGTACCATTTTGCCATCAACATTGATATACTTTTTCTTGGTCAGATCGGTTGGATAGCCAAGAACGGCTTCTTCGTACGGTTTGGCAATCTCACTGGCTACAGACCTAGTTGGGTATTTGGCTGCGCCGGGAGTTCCTGCACCTTTGCCGATCAGGTAGTTGTATGCCGCCAACGAGTCACTGCCCTGCGTGTTATATAGTTTGTCATGCTCTTCAGGCGTCGTAGGAATGTAAGGCGTGTAGCCCAAGCTACCGCCGCCAGCGGTGTACGCATCTTTAAGCTGTTGGATGCCAATGAATCCGCCGTATGGACGACCGGGGATGTTAGGTTGCACAGTGGTAGAACCGTCAGCGTTAAACGTCAAATCGCCGGGGTTGTTGACATTTCCATAAGGGTTAGTCGTGCCGGGAGGCGCATAGGTCTGTGGGGTTGTTTTTTCCGCTGCCTTGACTGCGTCATACCGGCGCTGAACTTCATTGCGAGACAATCCAAAAGCTTGGGCGGCATCATTGATGGAGTACTTGTTGTCATCCATAAACTTGACCCAGTCTTTGTCAGAGACGTTTCCACCCAGTTCTTTTGACAACGCGTACGCACCTTTGTCGAGGTTGTACCCGCGAGTAATGTCTTCTTTTGACCAACCCGCGTATTTGGGGTCATGTCTGATAACGGCGTTGTAGTATTCAGTAGGGTCAATACCTTCGGCTACCATGCGGTTGTAGATGCCAAGCGTGCCAGAACCGCCAGTGGTGTCTGTTGAACCTACAAATGGACTCGCCAGACTAGCAATGTAACGGTTGACATCGGCGGGGTTAGCGTTTGTATCTATGATGGCTTGATCAAGGTTTATATCTTTGTTGGCGGGGTTTGATAAAAAACTGCCCATCTGTGCGTCTGTATAAGCAGTGTATGTAGGAGAAGCCTGATACGTGCCGTAGGCTTGCCCAATTGTGTCTTGTCCAATACCAAGGTTTGTAAGGTAGTCTATAGCGGCTTGTTGATTGGCTGCGGTGTCGCCGCCGCTAGCAGTGGTAAACTGTTTATAGGCCGATGCAATATCTTCGGCTGAACTGTCTTTTGTCAGCGTTGTGTAATCACCACCGCCAGCCAAGGCCACAATACCACCGCCAGCCATGGGCGTGGCGTATGCGTCAGCGAAGTTACGTGCGCCCCACTCGCTGGCCAACACCGGAGCTAAAGCACGGGGGGCTTGAGGACGATCCCCCGTTACGTACTGTCGAATGTACGCGGGGTTGGTGTTGGTAGGCGCTTTAGTTGCCGTTGGCACCATCATGTCTGCCATGATTGGCGAAGCTGCTGCGGCTAGGGGCATCATGTTCTGTTTGGCAAAACTCATTGCCGCTGTTGGGCTAGACGTTGCTGCATTAAAACCGGCAGACAGCACGTCTGCTTTAGGGGCCGCCGCAATTGCTTGCGTAGCGCCAAACCCGCTTTCGGGAGAGCCAATCGGCCCCTGAAGACCTTCTGCTGCTGAACCAATAGACGCTGAACCCGCACCCATCAAACTATCGCCCAAGCCCGCGCCACCATAAGCACCCAGCCCGGCCATGAGGCCCTTAGACAAACTGCCGGTAGCCAAACCCGTAACCCCACCAACCAACAAGCCCGCAGAGGCCGCACTAGACAAACCACCAAAAGCTATGCCCATACCGGCAGGGCCAAGCGCAAAGCCTGCGATCATTGGCAACAACTTCTTCAGGAAGTTAGCTTCGGGTAAACCCGTATCTGGATTGATTGTCAGTGAGCCGCCATGCTTCATGGCCAAAGCCTGCAGACCGGCAACCTCGTGCGGGGTCATGTGAACAAGCATAGAGTCGCCGTTGCGACCCTTGGAGGACATGTGATTGGCTAAAACGTGCAGGCTCATAGTTGCCTCTCGGAATGGGGGTTGATTGAGTTTATCATGTTGGGAGCGCAGACACAAATGACATGGTAGCTACCACCGACTGCGTAGAAGGCTTAGTGGGCGTGCCGGAAGCGGCAAGGTGTTGAATAGTTACATCAGCGTTAGTTGGCGACCAGTAAATCTCAACGTAGTCATTTGCCGCCATACTTAAAAAATAGTTCCACCCAATAATAGAGTGTCCGGGCGTACCGCCGTGGCTGTTTGGAATAGAAAGAAACCCCGTTGAGCCAGTTATATCTGTGCCGTTTTGACGTAGCCAGATATACACGTCCTGCAGACCAACGTTTGCATTTGAAAACTGTGTGCTGAACTGTAAGTTGTATATACCAGCCGTTGCTACAGTAATTTGAGATGAGCTAATAGACACATCATTTGCAAAATCAGTAGTATTAAACGTCATTAACGTAGCTGTATTAGCTGTCGTTGTTTGGTCTTGGTCGCTAGAGAATGCGCCGTAAGGAACGCGCAAACCCGCTGTATTTGAGGAAGTGTTTAACTCTCTTGTGAAGTTATCAAGCTGGTTAAAGTACAAACGTAGGACGTTGTTAAGCTGCTCCTGATACCGCGAGTCGTACTGCCCCGGAGCAAGGGGTAAGTTAGGCGCAGCAACTCTATTAAGCTCATAGTTAGAAGTAACAACAAGAGTCATCGTCTGCCATCCGGTCTAATGTCAATACGAGTTGCGCCAAGCTGCCACTGCGTACCAAGTGTGTCGGACGACGCTTTCAAAATCAACTGGCGACCGCGAAGGCGTGTGTTGACCTGCCCCGTGAAACCTTCAGTGATTGTGTACTGAACGCCAGTAAGTTGATCTACGTCCGCAGCAACGGGAGTGCTTGTGCCTGAACCCGAGTTCTGCATGGGGTACACGGTCAGCGTTAGCTGCGGTGTTGTGTTCTCGTCTGACCCTGCAAAGCTCAAGTCAGGCAACATGCGCCAAACAAACCCGAAGTTGTGGCCGTCCCCAATGTCAAACTCAGACGAGGAAATATATGCTTCGATAGGCAATGGTGTAGCGTTTTCTTCATCGTTAACGCCTAGTTCATGGCTGACAATCTTGCCTTCGCCGCCCGTGCCGTATGTGGCTGCAATAGGGTAGTTTTGTAAGCCTGAGTCCAACCACGCTGTTCGTGCCATCGTGCCGTAGTACCACACTTTTTCAAGATAGTTGTACACCACGTACTTGTCAATTGCAGTGCTGTCTTTAGAGCAGTAGAACCACCACACTTCATTAAAGCCTTCGTTGGTGCTACCAAACACTTGGTAGTTTTGGGTCAAGTTAATGTCTTGGTAAATGAACTTGCGCAGATCACAGTTGAGCGTCTGCACGCGGCCATCGTATGAGTAGAACTTATCTACGCCCATCCAATACACAACACCAGAAGCTAGGGCTACTGAGTTGGGGCCAAGGATAGAAACGTTGTCACCCAAGAGCTGTGAACTCCACACAAACGGAGCGCCCAAGTACTGAAGCGAATACACAGAAGCATCTGTGAACACCACAATCTCTTGACGGGTTTGGATAACAGACACAATCTTTGAGCCGTGCGACAAACGGATACTACCTGCTTGGTTTGTAATTGCGGGCGTCCACATTGTGGGGTTTTCCTGATCCGACCAGCGAATCAGCATTGGGTCTTGTACGGTGCTACCAATATCATTGCAACCAAACGCAAACACAAAGCGACTCGCATCAGATACAAAAATGGAGTTTTGTATAGTAGGCACATCAGACGCACCGCCTAGACTTGACAGCAAAATACCACGAACCGACAAAGAATGAATTCCAGACTGAGTGCCCGTTGTGTTAATCGCCACACCGCCAAAGGTTGCAGCTAGGGTCACAGTCGTAGTAGTAAAAGATGTGGCTGTTACATAGTACGTCACATTAGGAAAAAGACCTGTAGGTAAAGCGCCTGTGGTTACAAGCTGTAGCGCGTCTCCTACAAGTAGGCCGTGCGCATCACCAAAAGTCAAAATCCCGGGGCTTGCAATGCTGATGGTAAATGTCTGACCGGGTAGCTGGACGCTAGCGTTCCAGTAATAAATAGCGCCGCCAACGGAGGCAAAGATCAAGTCTTCACCAAAGTTAGACTGCGTCCATAGCTGCAAGGGTGCGCCAGTAACTTTATTAGTACCCCAACCGCCAAGACCCCAGCCACCACCGCCCCAACCCACCGACGGTGTCTGCACCTCAGAAGCCACGTTAACTAAATAAGTTGCAACTACGCTTGCGCCGCCACCCGTACCAGAGCCGTTTGATAGCGTGTTACCAAAAGCAGTAATTGTGTACGTGTTAAGGTCGACAACAGATACTTGGTATTCTCTGTTTAAAAGCAGAGCTGTAATGGTGGAGTTGATACCCGTAGCGCCGCTAAAGATCACAAAGTCGTTGGAGTTACAGCCGTGCGCTGCGTCATACACAGTAATTGTGGATGAGTTGTTTACAACCGTAAAAGGATCGCCTGTGCCGCTTGAACCCAGCATAGGGCGCACAACTTTGCGAACAGGTGTGATGTCAAAGAACACACCACCTTGGTTAATGTAGAACTTAAGACTAGTACCAGCGCCGATCAAGTTCTGTCCAGCCAGTGTCACCACTCGTACCAACCGCCTTCAGTGGTGTAGCGTGTATTCTCCCGGTTGACGCCCGGCTTAAACAGTACTTTTTGTAGTGGCATTGGCAGTCCTAGGATAGAAACAGTGCTTTTTCAGCGTCCCTGCGCTTTTTTAGCCCTGCCAGTATTTTGCCACCACCCATGCAATACAGCAAGAGCGCATCGGCTGCGCCTTCCCAATCTCCACGGTTTATTTTCATCCGAATAGACGAGCGCTGAAACCCACCCAGTCCGGCATTGAAGGAAAAGCTGACGCACGCATCGAAAGCGCCTTGACGACCAGATACAGCGGGAGCAAGTCTAAGAACACCACGTTCAAAAATAGCGATGTCATTGTCGAATATCTTATAGATTTCTTCTTTTGTCCAGACACGGTTGTCCTCCGGTTTTAATGGCATTTCTTTGCGGATCATGGGGGTTTCTTTGCCTTCCACCCTTGCCACGGGCAGACGGATTTGGTCTTGGTACAGCACATGCCCATAACCAATCGTCCAGATCTGAGCAGGGCACAGGTACGGTTTAGTCCTGTACCCCCCGCCCAACATGGCCATCTCATCGCTAGAGAAGATGATGTCAGACAAACGAATTAGGTCTTCCATGCTCATCACCAAACTTGGGCGGCTGTACACGTAGTAGGCAATCCAAGCGTTAATGGCACACAGTTCCAGCACAAAAATGTACGTCACCATCGGGCGAACCGTGCCCACAAAGTTCACCACCCATGTGCTGGCATTGTCCATAATCTTCTTGTCATGGTCATAGGCTGCAACAGTCATCTGGGCATCTGTCTCCATTGCAATCTGGTCGGTGCGAATTTCTTCCATGCGTTCTTGAGCCGCAAAGCCTTGAGCCGCCATTTGAAGCTGCATCTGCATTTGGATATTAGCCAGTGCCAGCTCGTGCTTCTGGTCAGCTTTGTTCTGGAAGTAATCCAGCAGTTTGGGCAAGCCCGATATGAGCAAACCGCCAAGTGTTGAGAATAGTGAAAGCATTACAGTCCTATCATTCCAAGAAGTTTATCGACAATTTTCCCCGCCAACTCGTCAGGCAAGAAGCGGAGCAGACCAAGCACCCACCACGCCACACAGAGCCTGACGAACACCTTGAAGAAGAGGTCAGCTTGTTTTTGGTACTCATTCACCGACCACACCTTGCTGTAGCGCATAGTTCGTTAATTTGTGTAAGCCCCCAGCCAACAGCACCAACAAACATCACAATAATTACAATGGCAATTGCCCACTCCATCTGTTCGGCCTCGGCCTCTTTGCGC